ACAGATGTAGAAACAGATGAAGAACTATTGTCTAGGCTATTGTTAAGATTAAGAACTCCTGCAACTTCTGGTAATAAAGAACATTATAAGCTATGGACTATGGAGATAGATGGAGTTGGGGGAGCTAAAGTATTCCCACTTTGGAATGGTAATGGAACAGTACAAATTGTACCTATTACAACAGACAAAAAATGCCCCAATCAAACAATTATAAATAAAATAATAGCTAAAATAGAAGAAAAAAGACCTATAGGGGCTATAGTTACAGTTAGTCCACCAGAAGAGAATGAAATAAATGTAACAGCTGTAATAGTACTAAATACCAATGCTGATCTACAATTAGTTAAGAAAGAATATGAATACAAATTTAATAAATATATTACTGATAGTGTGTTTAAGGTAAATATTGTTGATTATTTCAAATGTCTGGAGTCTATTTTATGAAATTGAAGGAATAAAAACAGTATCCAGTTTTGAAATCAATGGAACAACTAGCAACATTATTATTCCAGAAAAAGAGATACAAGTTGTAGGAACAATTAATATCAATTAGGATGTGATTACATGGATTTAATTAAATATCTACCTAGCTTCTATTATGAGTCACAGGAAGTTAAAAATATTCAAGCTAGCTTATCTAATGAAAACATAGAAGTTAAACAATGCATAAATGATGTTTTAAAGCAGCTTTTTATAGATACTGCAACTTGGGGATTAGACTATTGGGAAAAGATATTAGCATTACAGATTGACACAAAAGAAAGCTTAGAAAATAGAAGAGCGAGAATAAAGACACGATTAAGAGGTACAGGAACAGTAACTAAAGATATGATTAAAAATGTATGTGAAAGCTTTGTTAATGGCAAGGTAGATATAATAGAAAATGCCAATGACTATAGTTTTGTAATTAAATTCATTGACATAAAGGGTATTCCTGGTAATGTTGAATATCTAAAGTCTAGCATAGAAGAGATTAAACCAGCTCATTTAAATTTTAGTTTTGAATATTTGTATAACACATGGAATAGTGTAAAAGAGTTAACTTGGGAACAGATTAAAACTAATACATGGGAAAATTTGAAAATAAGAGAGGTGATATAGTTGGCAGAAAAAACAAGTAATTATAATTTAATTAAGCCTTCTGAAAATGAAACTGCAGATATAAATGTTATTAATGGCAATTTTGATATTATTGATACTAAGATTAAAGAAAATCATAATCACATAAATAATGCTGTAGAGGATATAGGGGATAAAGCTAATTTGATTACTAATAACAAGGATAATATTGTTAATGCTGTGAATGAAATTAGTACGTCTATGGCTGATATTGCGAACTATAAAAGTGATTCAGATACTTATCAAATACCTACAATAGTAGGAACTCAAATTCAACTACAAAGACAATCTGATACAAAAAGGTTGTTCTTTAAACTTAATAGTGATCTAAGTGGTGGTGACATAACAATATCACTAGATAGTGGAACTACAGAAAAGATTTTAAAAGACATAGAAAATGTCAATGTCATAGAATTAAGCAAAGGTTTTGTTGAGGTGGTAGAAGAAACAGATTTTTTTACTTATGCTCCTAAAGGTGGGGGCATAAAGATTGAGGATGCAGTAGAAAGGTTAGCCATTGTTAAAAGCGATACATCTATAAAAAGTGGTGATTTAGTAAAAGTTTTGGGTGATACTGTATCTCCAGCCATATCAATGATTGATAAAGTGGGTCAATACGGCTTGGCTGATAGTAGTAAACGATGTAATATAATTAAGATAAATGAAAATTATTTTTTGTTATCTGATTATAACACTATATCTATAGTTAAAATTGATGATAATGGATTTTTTACAAAAGAAACTACAATTGCAACAAGCACTAATAGTTGTTTGTGTGGTGCATGTATATCAGAAAATAGAGCAATAGTCTCTTATGGAAGGGAAGGTGCTTTAATAACATTTGATTTAGCAACAAATACCATAATTAACCATTATAAATTTTCTTTTGATTATTCATATCAACAGATGAAAACTAGTAATTTTGTAATTGTAGACGAAAATCATGTTATATTAGTGGGGCATAATGACTATTTTGATAATAAAACAAATCAATATGCAATGTTAACTATTACTAGTCCAACTTCGGTTACGGTAGGTAGTTATGTTCCAGTAAGTGGTAATAGATTAGGAAATGGAGCGAATTGTTCTACATATAAACAGTTAGACGAGACACATTTTTTAAGCACAGCAACCTACAATTATACATATAGTTGGATTTTTACGGTAATAGAAGGCTCTATCACCAACATGGTTAAAGTAAATATTGAAGAAAGTAAGTATTCAAAACCATTTTTTAAATTACTAGATTCTCATACATTATTAGTGGTAAATATAGATAGTACTTCTACTGTGAGTGTATATAAATTTAATAATGATTATACAATAGCGACATTGTGTGGTAACAGTGTTTCTTTAACAGGATACCCAAGGCATGTTGTGGAATTAAAAAATGGGAATTTAAGAATGTTAGCTGAATATTTTAAATCTGATAGATACGATATCATAGACTATGATATCGTAACTACAGAGGAACAAGTTGTTGTTAAGATTAATCAAAGGTTCGCAGATAATTTGGGTGATGTGCGATTATCTACATCATCCAACGTAATAAAGGTATGTACAGATGAAATATATTGTTGTTGTTCAGAACCAACAGAATATAATACACATAATATCAAGCGATTAAAGGCTTGTAAAAATACTAATGGAGTTGCAATGCAAAATGGAATTGACGGAAATATAATTAAAATCCAACAATGGTAGAAAGAGGTAATTTATGATATTAGTTGATAAAGAAAATATTGTTATAAGTTTAGAGAAAATAGAAGAAGTAGCTGATGGATTTATTGATGTTGTTAATCACATTTTATATCCTAAGTATTTAGACGCTATATGGTATAAGAATGTAACTGCACCAGAATATGTAAAGCCATATAAATATAAATATGTAGACGGTAATTTTATAGTCAATGAAAACTATCAAGAACCATTTGATCTTGAGAAAACGGTAATGGAACAAGAAAAAATAATTGACAAATTATTAGTCGATTCATTAATGGGGGTATAATATATGTTTGAACGATTAACTTTTCTATATAAACAAGGTTTAATTAACGAAACTGGATTAGCTAAAGCTGTAGATAAAAGATGGATTACAGAAGAACAAAAGAAGATGATTTTAGGTGAAGTTAGTGCGTCATAGGATACTGATGCGTACTTGATAAAAAAATGTTAGCGCCTATTAGGTGTTATTTTTATGTAGAAAGAAGGTAGAGAATGGAGGAAAAATACATACAAAAAATAGCCGAAACAGAACAACGTGCTAAGAGTAATACACATAGACTAGATAAGTTGGAAGAGAATAACAAATTAATGATGAAGCTATGTTCTAGTGTAGAGTTGCTGGCACAGAAACAAGAGCAGGCTATGGAACAAATACAAGACTTAAAAGCAGATGTAGTAAGCATAAAAGAGACACCTAAAAAGAGATATGACTTAATAGTTACAACAATAATAACAGTAGTAGTTACAGCCCTTGTTACAGCATTTGTAACAGGGGTTTTTAAATAGGAAGGATGATAAGAATGATAAAAAATATTTATGAAAAATGGTTAGATAAATATCCATGGTTAGAAAAAGAAAAATATGTAACCTTATTGGTAGAAGGACTTGGCAGCTATAAAGGAAAACCTAATAGTTATGCCCAAAAATATAATTTACATCCATTAGGACGTATGGGGGCTCAATTAGGTATATTTAAAAATGGTGAACTAATTTATTCTACCAAGAATGCTAGTACTCTTCCAGATATCCCAATGGATCCATATGGTAGATTTAATGATGGTACACCAACTCCTACAGCATGTATAGGCATATATCCACTATATACTAAAATGCATGGCAAAAAAAATCCTTACCCTGCCTTTGAATTAGGATTAGGTGGAGAAAAAATACCAGTAATTAGAAATAGTAAGAAATGCGTAGAGTATAAACATTTCTCAAGTGGTATTAATTTTCATTACGGAAGTGGCAATGATGGTGATATATGGGCTAACAGTACAGGCTGTCAAATTACCTCTAAAGAAGATTTTAATAATATTGTTAAAATATTAGGTTGTTGGAAGAATGGTAGATATGTACAAGCTGTATATGCAGGAATGTTTATCATAGATAGAAGTATGATTAATGAAAATATACAGGAGCGTTACAAGCAGCGTTATGGAAAGTATTATAATGATTGTTTTAATACATTTGAAAGCAAGCCAATAACATCTAATACAGAAGATATATCATCGTGGGCTCAGAAGTCGTGGGAGAAGGCAAAAGAAAATAATATAAATGACGGAAAAGGTGCAAAGAACAATGTTACAGAAGAACAATTGATGGTATTTTTTGATAGATTTGAAGATCACATAGTTAAAAAATATAATTTAGAAAAATTATTGTAAAGATTCAGGAACTAAATAATAAGCTGACAAATACAAAACCACTTTTAGTGGAAATTGAAAGGATGATTGATTAATGGATTGGAATATCATAGTTGAATTTATTAGACCAGAGTTACTTATATTAATAGCTATATGTTTTTGTATGGGGCTATTCCTTAAACAGATACCTAAAGTACCAGATTGGACTATTCCATTGGTACTTTTATTATTTACTTGTATTATATCTATTCTATACATAGCAATAAAGCTTAAAGAAGGATTTAATGCTAATACATATTTAATGGGATTTATTTATGGATTGCTTTCAGCTGCAGTAGCGGTATATGGAAATCAAGTTATTAAGCAAATTAAAAAGAAGTAATTAGTATAATGGCTACCTTCGGGTAGTCTTTTTTTATTGTCTAAAGATGTTGTTTGTTTTAAATATAAATATTGCTTGAAAAAAGTTACTTATTCATTTATTATAATTTTATAGGGAGTGTGTGTTATATGAATCTAAAGTCAAATTTAAAACAGCTTAGACTAGATAATGACTTGTCCCAACTAGAAGTAGCAGAAAAAATTGGTATACATCAATCTCAGCTGAGTAGGTATGAGAATAATAAAGACATACCAGGTGCAGAAATATTATATAAATTTCAAAAAATATATGGATGGACTGTAATTGATCTATACAAAGAAGTATAGATTTTTTTTAGAGTTAAATATTACTTTGAAGTCATAAATATAATTAATAAGTCATATATATTATTATAATAAAAGGTATTCGTTAGGGTATTCGTTACTCCATACGTTATTATATACGTACATAACGTAAAATGTACATGGTTATAGATGCTTTTATACTGCATCTAATAATTTGTATAGGGATGAGAGAGGGAGAGTAAGCGAGTGAACGAAGACCGATAGGAGGGAATCAGTTGAAATTTGAAGAGTCTAACTCTAATCTACTAATGTTATCTATTGCAGGAAGTATTATGAGTTGTAAATTCGGTGCATATCTTGGAGAATTAACAACTTTGGTCGCACTAGTGAGTGGTAGTGGCATAGGGTATTGGTTCTACCTTACATTCCTAAATAAAGACACCAAATATGAAAAACTAATGAAAGGTATTGGACTGAAAAATAAATTAGATCAGTATCCATTATTTAAGAGATGTGAAGATACTAAAAAATGGTATGAAGCTATATTTTACATTGCCAGAAGGATTAAGCAGCTATGATTTTTCAAAACATGAAGAAGCCATCAAGCAAAGTCTAGATGCACGGAAAATTGATTTTTACTATGCTAATAATGATGTGATTATAGAATTAACTAATGATATCTTAGAATCAGAATATACATTCAAAGTTGTAAAATGCAAGATGAAAGTACCAATATTAATAGGGCATAGCTATAATAAGATAGAAATTGTAGACTTATCCATAGGTGAACCACATATGCTAATTGCAGGTGAGTCAGGAAGTGGCAAAAGTACAATCTTAAGAGCAATAATTACAAACCTTATATGTACTAGCAAGGTTAGATTACATCTTATTGATTTAAAAAATGGTGCAGAGTTTTCCGTGTTTGAAAAGTGTAAAAATATAGCTTCCTTCTCAAAAAATATACAGGAAGCCGAAAAAATATTATATATGTTAAACAGCGAGATAGATAAACGCTATAATTTATTTTATTCAAAGAATGTTGTAGATATTCAAGAATATAACAATAGATATTCAAATGAGAAGTTAAAAAGGGAAATTGTAATAATTGATGAATTTGCAGACCTTAAGAGTGAAAAAAACAGTATTGATATATTAGAAACTCTTTCTGCTAAAGCTAGAGCATGTGGAATACATTTAATCATATCTACACAAAGACCTGACTCAAATATACTTAACGGTCGAATTAAAGCTAACATACCAAGATGCATTGCCTTAAAGACAATGAATGATGTTAATAGTAGAATTATTATAGGGCATAACGGATTGGAAACACTAAGAGGAAAAGGTCATGGAATATTAAGAAACGAAGGTAAAGAAATAGAAATTCAAGGCATGAATATAACTCCACAGCAAGCTAGGGATTTAGTATCTTTGCACTATATTAAAAAAATAACTCACAAACTCAATAAGAAAAAAGAGAAGCAAGGGGAAATAGTAGATTTAGGATTCTTAAATAAATTTTGATAACTACAAGAGATAATAAGGTGATTGAATTTATAGAAGAATTTAGAGTTGCTAATACATCTACTATATGCGAGTTATTTTATCCATCATTAAGAGTTGCTCAAATCAGGCTTAAAAAAATGACTGAGTTACAAGAATTAAAGCGTCATAGGTATTATTATACAAATGAATATATTTATTATAAAAAGAGAAATAACCAACTTCGACATGATTTAATACTCACAAATTTTTATAGAGAACTTAATAGGATATCAAAGGTAATCAGATTTGATAAAGAGTTTGATAAGATAAAAGGAATAAGACCAGATGGATTCATAGTTTATAGTGTTAATGGATTAAACTATATTGCTTTTGTTGAGGTTGAAATAAGTAAAAAGGGATTAGATTTAGAAAAGTATAAGCGATTATATCTTGGTTGTGAATATAAAGAGCATTTACCAGTATTCCCATTAATTATAATTATAACCAATAATAAAATAAAAGAAAAAATCCCATTTGGAATTATATCACTAAAAACAGATTTATCAGATATAGCAAAGATCATTAGTTAA